GGTCTAAAAAGAACTCTACAATTAGTCCTAAAGCGTATGCTAATATGAAGGCAGGATTTCCTAAGAAAAAAAAGAAAACAACTAGTAAGAAAAAATAATTGAGTATTATAATCCCCTGTCCAAGATGTGGAGAGGTGTTGCTACCAAAGGACGACATGAAGTGTAAGAACAAAGAATGTGATAATTATGGCAGATAATAAATTTTGTTATGCTGCAGGTTGTCACAGACCATTACCTCCTAAAGCGAGAAAGTATTGTTCTACTCGTTGTTACAACAGAATTTCACAACAAAAGAAAAGAGCTAAAGCTAAAGGTATAGAGTGGACACAGGAAGATGACCAGTTAGTTATACCTAGCAAAAAAAATGTACAAAAACGAAGAGGCAAAGTTTATAAAGATATTGTCGAATCAGGTTTAGGCGAAGAGATACTAAAAGGTAAAAACACTATGTCTGATGTAGCCAAGATACTTAAAACATCTGTAGCTGCAGTTTCTATGGCATACAACGCATACATAGAAGATTTAGAAAATGATGAAGCTAAAGATGGTTGGGAACTTCCACAAGTAGCAGAGAAATCACTAGAAGATTTTAGAAAATTTAGAGATAGATATTTTCAAACAGAAAAAGGCGAACCATACGAAACGCCAGACTTTCACATTAAGTGGATTAATTCTATTTTAGAAGCTATAAAACATGGTGAACAACAAATGATATTATCTCCGCCTCGACATGGTAAGACTGATTTGCTTATACATTTTGCTGTATGGATAATTTGTACAACACCAAACATTCGTATTTTATGGGTAGGTGGTAACGAAGAGATTGCAAAGAACGCAGTAAGTTCTGTACTTGACCAACTTGAAAGTAACGAATTATTAATAGAAGAAATATGTGGACCTGGACCTAAATTTAAACCAAGTAGTAGAACAGGTAAGTCTTGGTCACAAAGTGGATTTACTGTAGGTACGAGAACAGTTACAGGTATCAAGAGTCCGACAATGGTTGGTCTTGGTCGTGGTGGTAAGATTCTATCTCGTGACTGTGACATAATTATTGCTGATGACATTGAGGACCACACATCTACAATGCAACCTGCATCAAGAGAAAATACAAGAAGTTGGTGGACAACAACTCTCTCTAGTCGTAAAGAGGAACACACCGCTATGGTTGTTATCGGTTCAAGACAACACTATGACGATTTATATTCACATCTTTTAGAAAACGAATCTTGGAAAACTATTGTAGAAGAAGCACATGATACAGGATGTAATTTACCTGACTGGGAAGAGGACAAACACCAGGACTGTATGTTGTGGCAAGGTAAAAGAACTTACAAATGGTTAATGGATAGAAAACGAGGAGCAGAAACTACAGGTGGTAGAGCAATATACGAAATGGTGTATTTGAATGTAGCTATGCCTGATGGACTTGCTTTGTTTGACAGAGTAGAGATAGAGGAATGTCGTGACCAAAAAAGAGATATAGGACACATACCACCAGGTACAAGACTTATAGCAGGACTAGACCCTGCGTCTACAGGTTATCAAGCTGCGTTTTTGTGGGCTTATGATGCTGCAGAAAATAAATTACACATGGTAGATATGAACAATAGTTTAGGTGGAGGTATACCACAAGCATTAGACATTATAAAAGAATGGTGGATGAAGTACAATGTATCTCATTGGGTAATAGAAGAAAATGGTTTTCAAAAAGCTATTAGACAGGACAAATCTATTAGAGAGTTTGCATCAGGTCATGCAATATTTTTAGAGGGTCACGAAACTTATAAGAACAAATTTGACCCTATGTATGGTGTTACAGCTATGCGACCAATGTTTCAAGAACAAAAAATTTCTTTGCCATATCTTAGCTTTGAAGCACAAGAAAAGGTAAACTTATATACAAGTCAGTTAGTTTATTTTAGTTCTGCAAAGAACAAGAGTAAAAGCGTGGGTACTAAAACTGACATTGTTATGGCTAGTTGGTTTCCAATGAGAGCAATTAGGCGTATGCAAAAAGAACGATTTGCTGAGTTAGGGTATGATTATAATCCTAGCTTTTCTGGGTATGAACCTAGTAGTATAGATATAGATAATTGGAGATAAATGCCTTTAAATAGCGAACAATTAGCACAAAAAGTAGATTACTTACGAGCTATAAATCAAGAGGGAATGTTAGATAGGTCTAGGATTCGTGACATTATGAATGGTGGTGAAGCAGCAGTAAAAGCGCTACTTGGTGACAAAATGAATGTTGAATATAATCAACTACCTGCACCTAACTTATTTTTAACAGCGCTAGAGAGATTTGCACAGAAATTAGGTAGAGCGCCAGATTTAAAAGTAGATATAACTAATGACAATGACTCACAAAGAGCAAAAAAGAAATCAGAAAAAATAGAACGAATTGTTACTTCATACGATAAATTTAATAAACTACATAAACAACTACCACAAGCAGCTAGATGGTTGCCAGGTTATGGTTTTGTTGTATGGACAATAAACCACAAAAGAGATAGAAATGATAATCCATACCCTTATGCAGAACTACAAGATTCTTTCAATTGTTATCCAGGTAACTTTGGCAACGACCAAGAACCTAACGAATTAGCAATTATTCGTAGAGTACCTCATGGCATACTTGCTGAACAATATCCTGAAGCTAAACAGTACATTTATGCACAAAACGAAACAGCACAAGAAAGTGCATACTCAGTTCTTATAGAAACAACTGAACGACAAGGCAGTTGGGCTAACTCAACTGGTCAAGGAAAAGTAGTTGTAGAGTTTAGAGATAAAGAAGGTACTTATGTATTTTTACCTGAGAACAATAAAATAATAGACTTTATGCCAAACATATTAAAATCAGGTCCTTGTTTCGTTGTAGCAAAAAGATATTCATTTGACCAAATGCAAAGTCAGTTTCAACACATTACAGGACTTATGGCGAACATGGCAAAGATTAATATACTTGGAACTATTGCTATGGAAGATGCAGTGTTTACAGAAACAAACATTGTTGGAGAAATAGAATCAGGTAAGTATAGAAAAGGTAGAGGAGCTGTAAACTATTTTGCTCCAGGTTCTTCTGTATCAAAACCTGTTAACAATTTACCATACCAATTATTTCAACAAGTAGATAGATTAGAAAGACACCTTAGACTTGGTGCAGCTTATCCAGTATCTGATGATGGACAATCACCTAACTCATTCGTTACAGGTAGAGGATTAGAAGAACTAGGTCAATCAGCTTCTTTACACGTTAGAGAATATCAAGGAATTTTAAAAGAAGCTATGGAACAGTTAGATGCAAAACGTCTTGAATATGATGAAATTATGTTTCCTGATAAACGTAAACCTATTGCAGGTATGCATAATGGAACAGCGTTTAAAGAAATGTATACACCAACATCTGACATAGCTGAAATGTACGATACACGAAGAGTGTATGGGGTAATGGCAGGATTTGATGAGCCACAAAAAATAATTACAGGGTTGCAATTAAAACAACAAGGCATCATTGATACACAGACATTACAAGAAAACATGGATGGATTAGATAACATTACAAAGATAAAAGACAGAATTAATGCAGAAAAAGCAGAAACAGTTTTGTTTGAATCTTTAATGTCACAAGCAGCACAAGGTAACCCACAAGCTACTCTTGCTGCAATAGAGATTAGAAAAAATCCACAAAATATGACTGACATACTTGATAAGTTTTATACAGCAGAAGGTGAAGAACCTAGTGAAGAAGAATTAGCATTACTAGGACAACAAGGTGGACCGCAAATTCCTACAGGTCCAGGTGGTGGATTACCAGGATTAGAACAAGTATTAGGAGCAATAGGTCAAGGACCACCTCCACAAGGAGTTCCTAGTGGGTAACGAAGAAATATTAAATAAATTTTTTGACATGATTAATAATGAAGATTGGTCAGAAGATGTTTTTGTAGGTATAAAAAATAGTATACCAACTGCACCTACTACTCAGTACATTACAATACCAACACCACATCCACATTTTTTTATTAATTTAACATTTGAATACGAATACAATCCAACATTAGGAGATGACTTATATGAGTAAATACAATAGAGGTAGAAAAAGTAAAGCATTACAAGAAGCTACTGACTTGACACAAGGAGGTGCATTTGCAGATATTGTTGCGCCACCAAGAATGGAAGGCGACCCAACAGGACAAACAACAGCATTAGAACAACAAGCAGATGCTATTAGCCCAATACAAGAAGAAGTTGCAGCAACAGGTGGTATGCCTAGTATTTCTAACTTACCTCCTATAAATGTTGCAGCACCAACTAATAAAATGTCAGAACCTGTAACTGCAGGAATACCTATTGGAGCAGGGGATAATGGTGGTATGCCGATAGCTACAGATACAGTGGCAAATATTTTTAAAGCAGCGAAAAGAGTTATGCCTGACCCAATATGGGATGAGCTATTAGAAGCCGACTTCGACATAGGTTAATATGGGAGTATCAGGTAATTTCTTCTTACCTTCTCAGGTAAAACAAAACATTGCAAATAAAACTAATAAGAACGTTAGTGAAATTTCGCAGTTTGAAAGAGCAATTACACCTGACTTAGCAGAAGCTATGCGTGATATGGCATATGCATATCCTTCAATGGATAAACGTCTTATTGCTTACTTACCGTTAATGGGTTTAAAAGCAGATGACGAAGATACTTTAAAAATTGCACAAACACAACAACGTGCAATGGAAAAGAAACAACGTGTAAAAGTTAAAACACAAGTTAATCCATTTAGAAGAGGTGCGCAATTATCTTTCTTAGCAATGGATTCTGCTTTTCAAAATATATCAAGAAACTTTAAATCATCTGTTGTTGCTGCACAAGCTAGTGATACATCAGTGTCTAAAGCAGTATTAGGAAATACATTAGCAGGTATAGTACCTGGAGATAATTTAACAGAAACAATTAGAAAAACTACATTAGGTAAAGATTTTAATGAGAAATATAATTCTACAAAAGAAGCATATGGAGAAAATGAATTTCAACGTGTGCTTAAAGAAAGAGCAGAAGGCAGACCTTTAAACTTAGGTACTGGTATTTTGCCTAATTCAATAGCGTTAGAAGATACAGACGTATACAGTAAACAGATTAAATTAGGTAAGACACCAACAGAAGCATTTGAAGCTGCAGCAAAAGTTTATGGTAGACCAATTACAGAAGATTTTAGAAGAGATGAATACCAGTTTAAATACACAACAAAAACAGGTGAACGTATACCTATATCACCTGGTCGTGTAGTAGCAGCACAATTTTCACAAGAGGGTGATTTAAGATATGCTTTAGCTTCTACCATTATTGATGGTGCATTTAGATTAGGTGCAGACCCAATTAACTTATTATTAGGTTATGGTGGTGCAGCTAAGACAGCAGGTAGAAAAATTGTTTCAAAAGCTGAAGTTGCACAATATGTAGATGATGCAGCGTTTATGACTAGAGCATTACAAACATTTAAACCTACTAAAAAAGGTGCAGAAGCTAGACGTTTAACATTTGGTAAAACAGCAGAACAAGTTATGGATTCTAAATGGGGAGATAAATTTGTTGAGGCACTAGCACAAAATGATTCTGTTGCAAGATTAAAAGATATACCTGCATTAGGTAAGGTAGATGTAAAAGTACTTAACTTACTTACAAAAGTAAAAGATAAAAGTTCTATGAAAGAAATAGTAATGACACTGTTAAAAAACGGTGATTTATCTGACTTGATGGTTGCTCCATATTCAGGAACGTTTATAGGTAAAGAAATAGCTGAGGCATCATTTGGAACACCATTAACTAAATTACCTATGCGTCAATCTGTTGTTGCAGATATGGCTAATGAACTAGCAAAGAAATATGCAGGACAATCTGTAGACATTGCTCCACTTAGAAATACTATTGGTGCGTTATTAGGTAAAGTAAAAGACGACCCATTCAAAGGTGTTGTCGGTATAGGTGGTGCTTTAAAATATGCATTGCCACAAAAGGTAAAAAGGTTATTTGACTTAGCACCTAGCAGAATGGCATCAGTAAACCATATAGCTGAAACTATAGAAAACATTGATGCAATAATGATTACTCTAGGTGAAGATATAACTACAAGAGATTATTACATTCGTGAATTGTTAGAAGCAAGAAATCAAGATGATATAACACGTATTGTTAGAACCATGAATAAGCGTATAGAAATTAAAGTCAAACAAGATAATCCTGATTTAGCTGATGAAGATGAGTTAGTTAAAGGCGTAATGGACTTTATTAATAATGAAATAGTAGAAAAAAGAAAATACTTTTATGATGAGAAAGGACAACCTCTATCTTTTCCTGGTACTAAATTTAAGTATCGACCTGACAGAGTAGATGAACAAGGAAACATACTAGAAGCTACAGAGATAGCTGTACCTACAGCATTTTCTATTGGACAGTTTGCAGATAACTTTACACCACTAATTGA